TAAAATAAACAAAACAAGATGCCACCGCTAATAGCAAAAATAAAAGCACCAATAGCAAAGTTAATAGCCGCATCTATTTGCTCCTGCTTTCTATACAACTCTTGCTTTCTTTTTCTACGCATCTGTGCCTCTATCTGTAGCACTTCCTTCCATGCGCTTGGTCCATATGTAAATGAGATATGATCTTTTATTTCACTTCTCATCTGTTCCATTTTCTTTTTATGTGCAAAGATTTCTATAGCTGTCTCTTCATCAGAACCTTTAAATGTTTTCTTCCAAAAAGGTGGGTTCTTCTCACGCTCTTCTATGTTTGTAAAATCAGAGAAAGCTTTGCCCCAGTTAGCAAGCTGACTTGTCATGTCTTGGAAATCTTTACCTGCACCAATGGCAGCTTTCAGTCCTTTGAAAGCACCAGTTGCCATCATAACACAAGAAACTGGGTCCATTAATCAGCCGCCATTTTCTCCAAAGTTTCACGGATAGACTTTATGTTCTCATCAATACGAGCAGAAATCAAAGCTTGTGATTGTGCTGTGTCTTCTAGTTTTCCAATACTAATTTCATGACGAGCAATCTCTCTAGTATTTGTATCAACATTGTTATCAAGGGTACTGACATACCAAACAAGACCACCAAACTGCACAGAAATTGCAATTATAATAGCAGCCCTTTCCATTAGCTTGGCTCTGTTGGGAATGTAACGCTAGGCCAACCTTCAGATGTCGGCAAGTTACGCAGAGCAGTTCTATACGTAGCCCACTCTACCTTCTTCTCAGCAGTCAATGGACTGTCGTTTGCTTGTGTCCAATCGGATGCTGCGAGTAGAGTGTTGCGAGTGCTTCTATGCTCATTGCTTAATGCAGAATCTTGTTCGATTTTTTCAGCCGCTAATTGCTCATCAGTTGGATTAAGCTCTTCCTCTGTTAAATCTATTTCTACACCATCAATTATTTTTTTCATGTTATTTTTCCTTATGATAACGCATACAAAGAGAAAGTGCCCTGAGTAAAAGACTGACTGTCACTTGATGGTTTTACTTGAAAACCATTCATAGTAGTAGAAAGAGGATTGTTATAATTAGTAAAAGCGTACTCAGCTATTTTAGCTCGAAAATTACCACTAGAAGAAAAGCTAGTAGTTAAAGAAGACCGACCATATGGTACATTATTTCCAGTAGCTAATATTACATCTACTGTACCAGAAAACGAATAATCACTACTGCCTGTGTTACCCTGTAAAGAAGCATAACTAGAGCCAAGGCCATTTTGATAAGAAAAGGAACTAGTGTTAGGTGGGTCTTGTCTCCATCCAATAAAATCATAACTAGTTGTAATAGCTGTACTACCATTTAAAAATCTAAGAACTATTTGGTTATTAGCAGACATTTTTGCATCGCTAATGATAAGTCTGTAATGTTTGTATGTGCTTGTTAAAAGAGAATTTGTGTATGATATAGAACTTGTATTTGATGATATTGCGTTGCGCTGTAGTAAACTCCAAGCACCACCCCCTGCATCAGCCCAACCAACTCCACTACCTGTTGAAGAAAGAACCTGACCATTAGTACCTTGAGCGCCATTTATTGTTAAATTATCTGTATTAAGTAAACCAGTTACGTCTGCGCCTGTTGCAGTTGTTTTAAACTTTTCGGCATTATTGTGAAAAAGATAAACGCTCTCATCTTTTACAAATCTTGCTTTGTATTCTGTAAAATCGGCTGTAGTTACATTAAGAGCATTATCACCTGCAATCCATAAGTCTCCTGTTCCTGCATCTTTTATAATGGAATGCGTACTGTCATGGTAAACTTCTAAATCTTCGCCATCACCAAGTTTTAATTTTACATTGTCACCTAAACTAACGTTACCAGTAAACGTTGGGCTTGCTAATGGCGCTGCACCAGTAACATCTGCTACTGCACCGCTTGTTGCAACTGCGTGTAACCCTGACACTTCACTTGCTGCCAACGCACCGTCTGCTAGAGGATTACCTGTGCTTATTAAGTTTGCTAAGTCTCTTGCTTTACTCATTTATATTTCCTCTTAATCTACATATGACCAGATTGCATTTCTCATATTTGGTGAACCCATTACGTTTCTCATACTAGCCCAACTGCCAGTGTAAGAAGCATTTACACTTGCATGAGTTAAACCACGAGTAAGAACATATAATGGTGGCGAACCTCTTGTTTTAAAATGCCACTCATCTGTTGTTGCACCATCTGTAAACAAAGTGGAATTTGTCCGAGTATTAATATTACCTAATGTGCTTTTATAAAGAGTGTTAGCATTACAACCTACAACACCTGAACCTGATGTAATCCACGGCCCACTAGACTGTTGTGAGTTTAAATCTGAGAAGTTTGTGTACGGTTGCGTAGTTCCATCTACTGTTAAAATAAATTGATTATCAGTAGCTTTAAATAAAATATATGATTTTGCATTATGAGGGTTGTGTATTCCTTGCATGACACCTTGGTGAGAGCCACTCCAAGTTAATATATCGTTATTAGAGGGTAGTGAACCTCTACTACCATTAGTAGAAAAACCATCATAAAGTTGTCTTCTCAGTGGCGAGGAAAAATCATACCCTGCTGAAAAACTATGTACATCTGAACCATCAGCATTACTCACCAACAAGTTAGGGTCACGAGGGTCACCACCAGTGTGATACGCTGATAAAACTCCGTATCCATAAGCGTCTATATTACATTGAGCAAACCTAGTTTTCCATCCAGAAGTGTTGTAAAATGTGTGTAGTCCACCAAAAGCAAGCCCAAATTTATCGTAATTACCATCTCTACTTGGAGAAATGTGCATTCCTTGAGCAAATAACCCTTGTTTAAAAACTTCTACGTTATCGTTTGGACTTGTTTGAAATATATTTGGATTGCCTGTGTTGGTTGAGGTATCGCCGCTCCTAATCATTGTCCTGTGTTGAACTCTAGAAACTTCTAATGTGCTTGTGTTAACTTGAAAGATAGCTTCGTAAACAAAATACTGAGTAGTCCCACTAGCATTTTTACCTTGACCATGACAAAACATTCCAAATTTTGTAGAGTTGTTTGAGTTGTATCTATATTTTACTGGATAAATTACAAAATAACCTGATGTTTGTACCGCACCATTACCACTTGCCGATCCGTGGTTGCCAGTAAAAGATGTACTTAAGTCACTCATTCGAACGTAAGTTGGAACTCCAAGAGTAACAGAACCATCAGCATTCTGTTTTAAACAATTTACAACAATAGATACATCGTTATACCTAGACGGCAATAATTGCCCTGCCGTATTGTTATATATAGCGTTTACATAAGGAAAAACTGGTTCATTCCCTAATTCGTAAGTCTGTATTCCACTTTGCCCACTGTTAAAAAGTGCACCCGAATTACCAATAGATGAAAGTTCGCTAGGGGTTAGATCAGGAAATGAAGCATTTACCATTGCAGGTTGAGTCATAAGACCAATACCCAAAGTAGTGTCTATATAGTCTGATGAAAATAATGACGAGCCAAGCGGTACTTGGTTATAAAAAAAGTTTGTTGGTAAACTCATTAGCTTACCTCCTTAAACTGTGTAGCCAGTAGCCGAAGCCAGTGTGTAAGTTGCATCAAGGCAAGTAAAAGACACAACCCAATACCTAAAATCTGACCATGTTGGTTCTGTAGCAGAAGCCCACTTAAAAGAACCATGCCATAAAGGTGTGTGTGGTGTAGCCGAAGTATCTAGCACCATCATTGCAGTTTTCCCTGCTGCTTTATTAGAGGAAAAATAAGTAGCACCACCAGACATAGTTATGTGATGCATTGGCTTGTTTAGATCGAGCGTATGTGCGCCAGATGGTGTAGTATCAGTCTGCACTACTGGATGTAGGTTTGTATAAGTACCAGTAACAGCCTTGTTAAAATCCCAAGTGTCCGTTGCAGATGTGTAGGTTATGTTTGCAGATGCACCGTCTACGCTTATCCCTGCACCATTGGCAGCGGCTGCGTCTGCTGCGCCTT